ATATGAGAACTTACCCAAGTGGATGCAACAGGGTGTTCTTGTATGGAACAAAGGTAACATCGAATTAGAAAATGGATCAAAGATTCTGGCTGCTTCTACGTCTGCAAGTGCTGTCCGAGGCATGTCGTTTAACATTCTCTTCCTCGACGAATTTGCCTTCGTTCCAAACCATATTGCAGATGCCTTCTTTGCCTCTGTTTATCCTACTATTACTTCCGGTCAAAGCACGAAGGTAATCATCGTCTCCACCCCACACGGTATGAATCACTTCTACCGTATGTGGCATGATGCGGAGAAGGGTAAGAATGAATATATCCCCACAGATGTTCACTGGTCAGAGGTACCAGGTAGGGATGATATTTGGAAAGAACAGACCATTGCTAACACATCTGAACAACAGTTCAAGATTGAGTTTGAGTGTGAGTTCCTTGGGTCTGTTGATACTTTGATTGCACCAAGCAAATTAAAGTCCATGGTGTATGACAATCCACTTCAGAGGAATGCTGGATTGGATGTTTATGAACAACCCATGAAAGACCACGACTATGTGTGTACTGTTGACGTTGCACGTGGTGTTGGTAATGATTACTCAGCTTTCATCGTTGCAGATATTACAACCTTCCCACACAAGATTGTGGCTAAGTATAGGAACAATGAAATCAAACCCATGTTGTTCCCTAATGTCATCTGGGAAGTTGTCAAACAATACAACAACGCCTTTGTACTATGTGAAGTCAATGATGTAGGTGATCAGGTTGCATCTATTCTACAGTATGACCTAGAGTATCAGAACCTACTTATGTGTGCCATGAGAGGTAGGGCAGGTCAAGTTGTAGGACAAGGATTCTCTGGAACCAAGACACAGTTAGGTGTTAAGATGTCTAAGACTGTCAAGAAGGTTGGGTCACTCAACCTAAAGACAATGATTGAGGGAGACAAGGTTGTATTTAATGACTATGAAATCATCTCTGAACTGACTACCTTTATTCAGAAGAACAATTCCTTCGAGGCAGAAGAGGGTTGTAATGATGACCTGGCTATGTGTCTGGTGATCTACGCTTGGTTGGTTGCCCAGGACTACTTCAAAGAACTGACAGACCAGGATGTTCGTAAGAGATTATATGAAGAACAGAAGAACCAGATTGAACAAGACATGGCACCGTTTGGTTTTATGAATGATGGTTTAGATGAGGGTTCGTTTATTGACTCTCAAGGTGACAGATGGAGCACGGCAAGTCCATATGATGAATATGGTAGTAATGCTGGAGGGTGGGAACTCTGGAGTAATTACTGATGAATTTAGATGAGCAGATAGAATTAAATCATCTATTACTTACTGATAGAAAATGTAAGAGTTGTGGAGATATCAAGAACCTAGTAGATGGGTTTTATAGAACAAGAAAGGACAGAGGCCCAGTCCCCTCTTCTTATTCATATGTGTGTAAAGAGTGTTTTATTGAGTATGTGAGAGAAAAAAAGAAAGATAAGTGTCCAAGGTCTCGATGGGAGTATCCAGACTGGTAACTTACGTCACGTTTACGTCTTCAAAAAGGTCAAATTTCTAAATAATATTAGTTAAATTGAGACCATAGGAGAGAGAAAACATGGCTACTCCTCAATTATCTCCAGGAGTATTAGTCAGGGAAGTTGACTTAACTGTTGGAAGAGCTGAGAACGTTCTTGACAACATTGGCGCCATCTGCGGACCATTTCCAATCGGACCCGTAAATGAGCCAATTACGATTGAAACGCAACAACAATTCCTGGATACTTTTGGTAAGCCAATCGGAACTGACAGACAGTATGAATACTGGATGACTGGAAACTCTTTCCTCTCATATGGTGGAGTACTTAAGGTTGTACGAGTTACTGGTAACAACCTCAACAACGCAAATGCTGCCGTTGGTACTGCATCGACCACTGTCGTAATTGAAAATGTTGATGATTACGATCTGAATCACACCAGTGACACTTCCTATTACTGGGCAGCAAGAAACCCCGGTGAGTGGGGAACCGATCTGAAAGTCTGTACTATTGATAATAAGGCAGATCAGATTATTAGTATTGCAAGCACAAATCCTGGCGCATTAAATCTTGTTGTCGGTAGTGCTGTAACAACTTCTAGAATTGCTACTAACATCCCTGGTGCAGGTGCTGTTAATACGTTTAATGGTGCAATCAAAGGTATCATTACTGGTGTTAATACCGATGCACAGAACAGTAACAGTTCTATTGAAGTTAGAGTTCTGAGTAGAAACTTCCCCGAGGTTCAGAACATTGAAAACCTTGGTGTAACGACTATCTCTTCAGCAGCTGCTGCAGGTGCAACGACGATTAATGTGAACAGTACCTCTGGTATTACTACCGGAACTGTGTTCCTATCTCCAGGTAACGGTGGTATTAAGATCGCTAGTTTCGTTGCTAACACTTCGGTTACTCTTAACGCAGGAATTGCCGCTTCACTTCCTACAGTTGGTGCAGGTATTACCTACCAGACTATTGTATCAACGGCAGGTACTGTTACTGATGTAAATTATCAGCAATTCAATGACGCTGCTTCATTCAAAGAGAGTGATGTTCTGGTTATCCATGATGCCACTGAAACAAAGGGCAACAGTGTAACTAGTGGTGCAGTTAAGGACTGGTACGATGACCAGACTTTGAGTCTTCAGAACTCCACTATCTTCTGGAAGAGTATTGCTCCAAGACCAGTTGATAATCAGTATGTAACTCAAAGAAAGGGTAAGAACGACGCAATCCACGTTGTCGTAGTTGATGACACCGGAAGCGTAACTGGAGTACAAGGAAATATCCTTGAATCATTCATCTCCTTGTCGAAAGCATCTGATGGTGAGGCTGACGCCGATAATCCAACCAAGACCTTCTATAAGGACTTTATTGCACTGAACTCCAGGTTCATCTTTGCAGGTTACAATCCTTCGCAGAAGGAAGACACCTTCCACGGAACACTTCCAGTTGCATCAGGTTTCTCGTCTGGTAACACACCATTCACTGTAGCACAAGGTCTGTGGGGTCAAGTAGCACTGAATAATAACTTTGCTTCACTTGGTTCTGTATCTTACTCACTCAAGGGTGGTGCTGACTATCAGGCAAACGGTGGTATGTCCGCTGACCTGTCGAACCTTGTTACCGCTTATGGTTTGTTCGATAACAAAGATGAAATCGATGTAGATTTCCTCCTGATGGGTCCTGGTTTAGAAGTTGAGAGTCAGTCTCAGGCTAAGGCCAACTACCTCATCTCTGTTGCAAATGGTAGAAAGGATTGTGTAGCAACCATCTCTCCACACAGAGCTAACGTTGTTGGTGTTTCTAATCCTGCAACTCAAACGACCAACGTTCTTCAATTCTACGCACCTATTTCATCCTCCTCGTTCGCTGTACTTGACACTGGTTACAAGTACATGTTTGATAGATTCAATAACGTGTTTAGATTCGTACCAACCAACGGTGACGTTGCTGGTTTGATGGTAAGAACCGCAATCCAAGCATATCCTTGGTTCTCACCTGCAGGTATCCAAAGAGGAATCATCAACAATGCTATTAAGATGGCATACAATCCATCTAAGGCTCAAAGAGATGTTCTTTACGGATCCAGAATCAACTCTATCATCACTCAAAGAGGTGCTGGTATTGTTCTATTCGGTGACAAGACTGCTCTGGCTTACTCCTCTGCATTCGATAGAATCAACGTAAGAAGACTGTTCTTGACTGTTGAGCAATCACTTCAAAATGCTGCTAATTCACAGCTGTTTGAACTCAACGATTCAAATACAAGAGCCAACTTTGTTAACATCGTTGAACCTTTCCTGAGGGATGTACAAGCTAAGAGAGGTCTAATTGACTTCCTCGTAGTTTGCGACGAGACAAACAACACTCCTGATGTAATTGACAACAATGAGTTTAGGGCAGACATCTTCCTTAAGCCATCCAAGTCTATCAACTTCATCACCCTGACGTTTGTTGCCACCAGAACTGGTGTTGACTTCCAGGAAGTTGTAGGAACTGTTTGATTTTATTAAATAACTAAGGAGGCTTAACCAATGGCAGAAACAAGAACCCTTTCACAATTTAAATCGAGACTAGCGGGCGGAGGGGCCCGCCCTAATTTATTTGAAGTCTCGATTCCTTCCTTCCCCACCTCTATCACTGATGCATGGGGAAGTGGAGATCAGTCCGAAAACGGAACGTTCAAGTTCCTTTGTAAGGCTGCAGTTCTCCCAGCATCTAATACACCTTCATTCCAGGTACCTTTTAGAGGTAGAAACTTGAAGGTTGCTGGTGATAGAACCTTCGATCCTTGGACCGTCACCGTCATCAATGATGAGGACTTCCAACTCAGAACAGCATTTGAAAGATGGGCTAACGTAATCAGTAAGCTCGACGATGCTACTGGTGTTACCAACCCTGCATCTTACATGTGTGATGCTTACGTTCAACAACTTGGTAGAGGTTCTGAAAAGTTTGCAACCACCAATGAAGGTGGTGAGTCTGCTATTCTTAGAACTTACAAGTTTATTGACATCTTCCCAACCACGGTTAGTGAGATTCAGTTGAGCTATGATAGTGGCGATACTCTGGAAGAATTTGATGTCACCTTCGACATCCAGTTCTACACCATCGGTAATGCAACTCAGTCTACCGGAGCTAATTCTGGCGAAGTTCTGATTACGTGATAAATAACTAGACAAGCAGTCTAGTAACTCATAATGACCAGATTATTTGGTTTTTCAATTGAAGATAACGAGAAGAATCCACCTGGCGTAGTTTCTCCGATCCCTCCTTCTAATCAGGATGGAGCGGAGGCCTTCTCCAGTAGTGGATTTTTTGGTAGTTATAATTTAGACATTGAAGGTCTCTACCGTAATGAGACAGATTTAATTAGAAGATACAGGACAATGGCACTCTATCCAGAGTGTGATAGTGCGATCGAAGATATTGTAAACGAAGCAATTGTAGCAGATACGAACGATTCACCTGTAGCCATTGAGTTGTCTAATCTCAATGCAAGTGATAATATTAAAAAAATTGTTAGAGAAGAGTTCAAATATATCCTAGAACTTTTAGATTTTGATAAGAAAGCACACGAAATCTTCCGTAACTGGTACATCGACGGAAGACTTTATTACAATAAAGTTATTGACCAGAAGAATCCTCAAGAAGGTATTCAAGAACTCAGATATATTGACGCTTCTAAATGTAGATACGTAAGAAAACTCAAGAAGCAAGATAAAACTGTAGGCAATGTAAGGGATGATTTTGGTAGATCAGCCAATCCTACTGCATATAATTTCCCAGAGATTGAAGAATACTTCATGTACACACCAGATATGGGTACTGCCCGTGGTGGGTACGCAGGTAATGCACAAAAAGGTATCAAACTAACCCGTGATTCTGTCACGTATTGTACCTCTGGTCTGGTAGATAGAAACAAAGGACTTACATTGTCCTGGATGCACAAGGCAATCAAACCTCTCAATCAGTTGATGATGATTGAGGACTCACTGGTTATCTACAGATTGTCAAGGGCACCAGAACGTAGAATCTTCTACATTGACGTTGGTAATCTACCCAAGGTAAAGGCAGAACAATACCTGCGTGATGTCATGATGCGTTATAGAAACAAGATGGTCTATGACGCAAACACTGGTGAGATGAGAGATGACAAGAAGTTTATGTCCATGATGGAAGACTTCTGGCTCCCTCGTCGTGAAGGTGGTCGTGGTACCGAGATTACTACACTTCCTGGTGGTCAGAATCTTGGTGAGATTACTGACATCAACTACTTCCAAAGAAAACTCTACAAAGCTTTGAATGTTCCTGAAACCAGAATTGGTGGAGAGGAAGGTTTCTCACTGGGTCGTTCCTCTGAAATCTTGAGAGACGAGATTAAGTTCTCCAAGTTTGTCGGTAGAATGAGAAAAAGATTCTCAGCAATGTTCAATGACATGCTGAAGACTCAACTTCTCCTCAAGAATGTTGTTACTCCTGAAGACTGGGAGTACATGGCCGATCATATTCAGTATGACTTCCTGTATGACAATCACTTTGCAGAACTCAAAGATGCTGAGCTAACAACCGAAAGATTGAATCTTGCAGCTTTGGCTGAACCTTATATCGGTAAGTATTACTCTGCTGATTACATTAGACGTAATATTCTCCGACAGACTGATGAGGAGATTATTG